CGCGGCGTCTCGAAGTTCGCGCCTTCGATCGTCAAGCTGTTCCTGCTCGACCAGTACGACGACGCCGAGCTGGATCGCAAGAAGGTGGCGGCGATGCACGCGCTGTTCATCACCACCCCGGCGCCGGCCGAGCCGTTCGATGCGCAGGAGAGCACCGGCGAGAACGGCGAACGGTCGCTGGACCTGCAGCCGGGGCAGATCGTCATGCTGGAGCCGGGCGAGCAGGTGCAGACCTCCGATCCGGCCGACTCCGGCGCCACCTACGAGCCGTTCCAGTACCGCACCCTGCTGCAGGTCTCGGCGGCGCTGGGCATCCCGTATGCGTACCTGTCGAACGACATGATCAAGGCGAACTATTCAAACGCACGGCTGGCGCTGCTGGAGTTCCGCCGGCGCACCGAGGCCTGGCAGCACGCGGTGATGGTCTGGCAGCTGTGCCGGCAGGTGTGGGTGCGGTGGATGGACACCGCGGTGCTGGCCGGCGCGCTCAGTCTGCCCGACTACGAGCGCAACCGCCGTCAGTATCTTGCGTGCAGCTGGCTGCCGCCGAAGTGGGACTGGGTCGATCCGCTGAAGGACGCCAAGGCGGAGATCGAGCAGATCGCCGCCGGCCTGAAGAGCCGCAGCCAGGCGCTGGCCGAGCGCGGCTTCGATGCCGAGCAGGTCGACGCCGAGATCGCCGCCGATCAGGCGCGCGAGCGGACGCTGGGGCTCAGCTTCGGCGCCCGCGTTTCCGCCCCTGACGCTGCGACGGACGTCGACGGAGAAGACGCCGCCGCGCCGGAACCCTCCAACGTTACCACCGGCTGAATTGCCATGGACCTGAGGAATCTCGCCGCCGCCCGGATCACGGGTCGGCCATGGGCGATCGCGCCTGGTCGAATGGAAGGCCTGCTCGGCAGCGCCATGGCACTCACGCCCGGCGCCGGGCTGCCGTCCTGGCTGCCGGATGTCGCCCGATCGGAAGCCTACACGGTGACCGACAGCGGGATCGCCGTGGTGCCGGTGCTGGGACCGCTGGTCTCTCGTGGCGACTGGCTGACCCTGCTGCTCGGCGCCAGCGAGTATGGGACCGTCGCCGACGTCGTGCGTGCCGCCGCCGACGACCCTGCCGTGCGCGGCGTCCTGCTCGAGGTGGACTCGCCCGGTGGCGAGGTCGGCGGCCTGTTCGACCTGGTCGAGGAGATCGCCACCATCCGGGCACGGTGCGGCAAGCCGTTGTGGGCGGTCGCGTCGGAATGTGCGCTGTCGGCTGCCTATGCCATCGCGTCGGCGGCGGGCCGGCTCTACGTCACCCGTACCGGCGAGGTTGGCTCGGTCGGCGTCGTCGCCGCGCACCTCGACGAGAGTGGCGCCGATGCCATGGCCGGGCTGAAGTGGACGCTGATCCACGCCGGCGCGCGCAAGACCGACGGCAACCCGCACGAGCCGCTGTCGCCGCGGGCATCCGCCGACATCCAGGCCGACGTCGATCACCTCTACGACGCGCTGGTCGCCCTCGTCGCCGGCAACCGCGGACTCGGTGCCTATGCGATCCGCGCCACGGAAGCCGCGATCTACCGCGGCGAGAACGCGCTCAAGGCCGGGCTCGCCGACCGGCTGGGTACCGTTGCGCACGCCATCGCCGATCTGAAGGCGGTGGTGGAGGCGAAGCGCATCCGTTCCAGCCCGTCGCCGAGCGGAACCACCGTTGGTCAAACCGCACTACCTGCAAGGACCCGCTGCATGAACACCTCAAATCCCCTGATTGATGACACCGGCGCCGCGCCGCCCAACGGTGCCGCCGCCAAGACCGGCATCGTGCCGGAGCTGGTGGAAGCCGGCGACCAGCCGCTGGTAGCTGCGCCGGCGCATCGCCCGCCGCCGGCACCGATTTCCGACGCACACGCCATCGCCGAGACGCTGCGCGCCGAGTTTGCCGAGATCGCGACGATCGCCGCCCAGGCGGGTCGTCTCGGCATCGGCATCGACGCTGGCGATGCCATGCGCCGGCGGCTGAAGCCCGATGCCTTGCGCCAGTCGGTTCTCGACCAGCTGGCGGCGCGTGCCGAAGCCGCCGACGTGGTCGCGGCAGCACCGCCGTCCGCCGCCGCCGGCGACAGCCCGATCGTCAGGCGCGCCCGCGAGCGCGCCGCCGCCAGCAGCCGGTAAGGATCATCCGCATGCCCGTGCTCACCATGACCCCGACGCTCGGCGACCTGCTGAAGTTCGAGCTCGACGCCAGCTACTGCCGCGAGACGGTGACGCTGAAGGCCGGCACCAGCTATCCACTCGGCGCGGTGCTGGGCCGGATCACCGCCAGCGGCAAGTACCGGCTGTCGCCGGCGGCCGAGGTGGTCGGCGATGAGGGTGCCGAGACTGCGGTCGCCGTGCTGCTGGAGGCCGTCGATGCCACCGCCGCCGACAGGGCCGCCCTGGTCGCCGCCCGCGGCCCGGTGATCCTGTCGAAGGCGGCGCTGGTGTTCGACGCCTCGGTCGATCAGCCGGCGGAGAAGACTGCCAAGCACGTGCAGCTCGCCACACTCGGTCTCGTCGCCCGCGAGACCGCCTAAAGCCCAGGAATCCTTCGCCATGGTTGCCATTCTCAACCCGTTCGACGCGGGCGGCTACTCGCTCGCCGAGATGACGGAAGCCCTCAACATCCTGCCCAACGTCTACAGCCGCCTCGGCCAGATGGGCCTGTTCCGCTTCGAGGGCGTAACGCAAAGGAGCGTCGTCATCGAGCAGGCGGAGGGCGTGCTCAACCTGCTGCCGACGGTGCCGCTCGGTGGCCCCGCCACCGTCGCCAACCGCGACCTGCGCTCGATGCGCTCGTTCACCATCCCCTGGATCCCGCACGACGACGCCATCACCCCGCAGGACATCCAGGGGGTGCGCGGCTTCGGGATGAGCGATGCCGCCGATCCGCTGGCGACGGTGATGGAGCGCAAGCTCACCCGCATGCGCGTCAAGCACGCGCAGACGCGCGAGTACATGGAGGTCAATGCGCTGAAGGGCATCGTCAGGGACGGCGCCGGGGTGACGCTCTACGACTACTTCAGCGAGTTCGGCCTGGCGCAGCAGGCGGTCGACTTCGTCCTCGGCACCGCCACCACCAATGTCCAGGCGAAGGTGCGCGAGGTGCTGCGCAAGATCGAGGTCGAGCTGAAGGGCGAGACGATGGCGGGGGTCCTCGCCCTGGTCAGCCCGGAGTTCTTCGACAGGCTGATCGGCCACGCCAAGGTCGAGGACGCCTACAAGTATTATTCGTCCACCGGCGCCCAGCCGCTGCGGGAAGATACCCGGCGGCGCTTCCCGTTCGCCGGCATCGTCTTCGAGGAGTACAACGCCACCGTCACGCTTTCCACCGGCGCCACCGAGACGCTGGTGCCGGCCGGCGAGGGCATCGCCTTCCCGCTCGGCACCCTCGATACCTTCGTCACCTACGGTGCTCCCGCCAACCTGATCGAGACGGTCAACACCATCGGCCTTGCCATGTACGCCCGCCAGCTGGCCCGTCCCGACGGCAGCGCCATCGAGGTCAAGACCGAGGCCTCCATCCTGCCGGTCAACAAGCGCCCTCGGCTGGCGGTGAAGATCCGCAGCAGCAACTGATGAGCATCTTCGCTGTGGCCATCGATGCGCTGTTCGCCGATCCGAACCTCGGCGTCGATGCCGTCTATCGCGTGGGCGGCGTTGATCCCGCTGTGCCGGTGCGCGTCATCCTGCGTGGGCCGGATCGCGTCGGCGCGTTTGGCGACGCCCGTATCGTTGCCGAGACGACGGTATTCGACCTGCGCGTCGCAGAGGTGGCGACGCCGGCAGAAGGCGACACCCTCGAGGTCAGCGGGGTTTACCTACTTCGTCCAAGGCGAACCGCTGTGCGATGCCGAGCGCCTCGTCTGGTCGATCGAGGGACGGGCGGCATGAGAGTTCTGGCCGCCGTTCAGGGCGATCTGAAGGAACTGCTGCAAGCGGAACTTCGGGCTGCCGAACGCGCCGTCACCGCCGGGGTCCGTGCGGCCACCGACGGCCTCAAGACCGAGCTGCGCCGGCAGATCACCGGCGCCGGCCTCCGCAATCGGCTGGCGAATACCTGGCGCGGCGAGGTCTATCCGAAGAGCGGCCAGAGCATCGCTGCCGCCGGCTATGTCTGGTCGAAGGCGCCGAAGCTGGTGCGGCTGTACGCCGAGGGTGCCGTCATCCGCTCGAAGGCCGGCCTGTTTCTCGCCATCCCGACCCCGGCGGCGGGCAGGTATGGCGATGCCCGGCGGAAGATCACGCCGGGGGCCTGGGAGCGCATCCACGGCCTGAGGCTGCGCTTCGTCTACCGCCGCGGCAGCCCGAGCCTGCTGGTCGCCGACAACGCCCGGCTGACCAGGCGGGGACGCGCGGCGGCGAACATCGGCCGCAGCAAGGGAGCGGCATTCACCCGTCTTGCCGGCCGAACCACCGTGCCGCTGTTCATCCTGGTGCCGCAGGTCAGGGTCCGCAAGCGCCTCGACGTCGACGGTGCGGCGCAGAGGTGGATGGCGGCGCTGCCACAGCTGGTACTGCGGAACTGGCGGGAGGAACGGTCATGACGTCGAAGCGCGAACAGGTTCTCGCGGCGCTGTCCGGCCGGCTGCGGGGCATTGCCGGCGCTGCGGTCAAACGCAACGAGGCGCTGCCGGTGACCGTACCGACTGGCGGGCTCGTCCTCCTGCGCGACGGCGATCCCGGCGAGCCGGACGTGACGCTCAATCCGCGCACGGAATTTTACAGCCACCGTACCGAGATCGAGGTGTTCGTAACGCGGCCGGTTGATGGCGGCGGCGAGGGGATGCTCGATGCACTGCTCGCACAGATCGGCGCGGCACTCGCTGCCGACCGCAGCCTCGGCGGCCTCGCCGAGAACCTGTTCTGCAGCGCGCCCGAGACCTCGGTGCTGGCGATCGAGGGCGCCGCGCCGATCCTCACCGCCCGCATCACCTTGACCATCGAATACCTGGTCGGCGATCCGCTGGCCGTCTGACCGTACGGAGACCCCGAACATGCCCAAGCTCCGCGCCTATGGCGCCGACGCGACGCTCAAGGCGTGCCGCGAGACCAGCTACGGCGTCGCCCCGCTCACCGGCTACCGCTCACTCGACTTCAAGTCGTGCGACCTGTCGTCCGAGCAGCCGCTCGGCGACGATCCGCTGCTCGGGCGCGGCCGCAACGCCCAGGACCCCTATCGCGGGCTGATCACCGACGAGGGCAAGATCGAGATCCCGCTCGACCTGCGTGGCTCCGGCTTCTGGCTCACGGGGCTGCTCGGCGATCCGACGACAGTGCAGACCAAGGCGGCCGGTCAGATCGCGTTTGCCGGCCAGCCGGCGCCGAACAGTACGATTACGCTGAACGGCGTCACCTGGACGTTCGTCAGCGGCACGCCGTCAGGCAACCAGACGCAGATCGGCGCCGATATCGATGCGACGCTGGCGGCACTCGCATCCGATCTGAATGCATCCGCCGATGCCCAGATCTCCAAATGCACCTACACCGCGAGCGCGGCGGACGACCGGCTGGAGATCGAGTTTGACACTGCCGGCACCAGCGGCAACAGCTTTACGCTGGCAGCCTCGGCGAACAGCAACGGCACGGTCTCGGCGCCGACGCTGACCGGCGGCGGCTATCGGCACGAGTGGCTGTCGGGTGGCAACGCCATCCCCAGCTTCACCTTCGAGGTCGGCCATCCCCAGCTGCTCACGCCCGTGTTCTTCCGCCACCTCGGCACGGTGATGGAAAGCCTCGCCTTCGACATGGGCCGCGAGGGGCCGGCCAACGGCACCGTGCAGCTGGTCGCGCAGGGCGAGGAGAAGGCCGCCGCAACGATTGATACGACGCCCGACACCTTCGCACTGAAGCGTTTCAGCCAGGGCCGCGGCTTCATCAGGCGCGGCGGTGTTTCCCTCGCCGGCGTCACCGCCGGCAGCCTCACCTTCTCCAACAACCTGGAGCGGGTGCGGGTGATCCGCGACGACGGCAAGATCGAGGCCGCGGAACCCACGACCGCGACCTGCACCGGCGCGATGACCGTGCGCTTCGATGGCGCGACGCTGGTGGCAGAGGCGGCGAACGGCGAGCCGGTGGTCGTCGAGTACGGCTTCTCGATGGCCGAGGGGTGGTCGCTGACGTTCGAGCTGTTCCGCGTGTTCCTGCCGAAGCCCAAGTACGCGATCTCCGGACCCGGCGGCGTTGAGGCCAGCTTCGACTGGCGCGCGGCATACGACGAGACCGCGGGCACGATGCTGCGTGCCCGGCTGCTTAACGATGTCGCAAGCTACGCGTGATCCATGCCCGGAACCGCGTCTCACCGCGGACGTGATTCGCCATTTGCGACGCTTATTGTCTCGGTCATGCTCACGTCCGCTATGGTAGACATCGCAACGGTAGCGCAGACCTTCTCCGAGGCGCGGTTCATTCCTCTGGTACAGGACGCACAAAAGGCTGGGCTCATGAGCGTATAACAGACTGTATAAACATTGTTAGACAGCTTCCGAGGACTCCGTGGTATCGTTATTCGTCGGCGGCCTTTCGTATGACGTTTCATCTGACGAATTGCGGAATGCCGTTCACCAATTTGTCCCCGACGCGGACGCAGAGGTTATTGTCGACCGGATGTCGGGCCGATCGAAAGGGTTCGGCTTCATCAAGGTAGCCGATACGGCGGCTGCTCAGATGCTGGTGGACGCATTCGACGGAAAGGATTTGCTTGGCCGGCGTATTCAGGTAAGCGAAGCGCGTCCGTGGCCTGAAAGTCCATTTCGTCCGCGGTCTGAAAGACCACATCGTCCGCTATCCACAAGAATCCTGGAGCCACTTGCCGATCTGCCAACTCCGACGCCGCTGATTCTCATCGGCAAACAAGTCTCGGATAGTCTGTTCGATTACTTTGTTGAACACCCTGAGGAAATGACGCGAATGCCTTGTCGCCGATTCGAGGAGCTCATTGCCGAAGTGTTGGAGCGCCTTGGCTACGTGGTGGAGCTTACGAAACGGACGCGCGATGGTGGAATCGATATTATCGCGATACGCGACGCGGAGATCAGCACACGCTACCTAATTGAGTGCAAGCGGCTTGAACCGCACAACAAGATCTCTGTCGAACCCGTGCGCCAGCTATTTGGTGTTAAACAGGACCTTGGCGCCTCAAAAGCCATTCTGGCTACAACTGTGTACTTCACACCTGACGCACGCAAGTTTATTGATCGTCACCCATGGGAATTGGAGGGAAAGGACTACGATGGTGTTGTCGATTGGCTCAAACTAGCAGCCAAGCGGCGCGCCGCGGAACGCGAACGTTAGGGAGTAGCCTGGATTTCGTTGATGCGCTGTGCCCTGCGCGGTTCCGCTTCTCACCCATTTTCGACGCTTGCCCCCGTCGCTGTCGGGCAACCGCCATGTCTCTTCATGGGATCAAGCGTGCTTCCGATGGCCGTCCCGCTGGGGTCCGCCCGCAAGGTCCCGCTTCACGCCGGAGAGCCCGTTACGCCATCTACAGGATTTAACGCTAGCTAAGGGCACCATAGCGGATGCCAACGAGAACGAACTCCAAACGGCGGGATATCGGAACCCCTTGTGGCACTCGTCTGCCGGCCGCCCGGGTGGGCGGCGCACCTGCGCGCCCCCCATCCGGACCGGCCCGCGGGCGCACAGAAACCAGACGTTAACCCGCGCTGGCGCAAACTCCCGGCATGCGAAGCCTGGTGTCCCGCCTGCTGGACCTATTGACGTCTCTGCCAATGAGACCGACAGCGAGCCGCCGCCGCCACTGCCGGAGGCCGAGTACGACTGGCTGGAAATGGAATACCCGAGCTACCAGTCGGTACGGCCGCCAAGCGTCCGTTCTTCTGACGCGCTCGCAAGAGCGAGATGTGGGCGGCGGTCCGCGTCTACGAGAGCCGGCTCACCAGCTTGTCGTCGGCGACCCCTGAGCCGCCGTTCGTAGGACCACCCCAAGTCCCCGTGTCGCCAGACCGAGGCGGTCGGCTTCCTGCGCGGCGGCAACGAGCAATCCAATCCGGAGTGACACACGAATGATTCACCTCGATCTGAAGAGGGAGCCGCACTGGCTCGACCTCGGCCATGGCGTGCGCCTGCACGTCCGGCCGTGCACGACGGCACTGATGATGGCGGCGCGCGCGGAAGCGCAGCGGGCGACCAGCGCATCGGCCAGCGACAGCGAAGCCGCCGGCATCCGCACCGCGGGCCTGATCAAGGCGCTGGCGCGGCTCGCGGTGCTCGACTGGCAAGGCGTCGGTGATGCCGCGGGAAGCGCGGTGCCGGTCACGCCGGAGAGCGTCGACGCACTGATGGACCTGTGGCCGATCGCCAGCGCCTTCGAGAGTGCGTATCTCGGTCCGGCGCTGCTGCTGGACGCAGAAAAAAACGCGCTCGGGCCCGCGCCGAGTGGCACTTCGGTGGCGGGCCGGAATATTGCAGCAGCTGCGCCGCGCTGAACCGTCCCTGCGCCAGGGGCGGTTCAGGCGCCGATGGCCAACGCTGCCCCTACCTCGAGCACGAGCCGCTGACCGATGCCGGCTGGCAGGCCTGGGACGTGATCACCCGCTGCTCGGGCCAGCTGCACCTGGCGCCGAACGGGTCCGTGGTCATCGGCCTCGATCTCGCCGCAGCAGTCTCGCTGGCGACAGCACTTGGCTACGACGCCCGCGCAGTGGCGGAGCTATTGCCGGCAGCAGAGGCCGGACTCACGAGGGCGCTGAACGAGCGCCTCGCCAGTCAACACGATTGAAGGTCTTCTTCCATGGCCGATCGTAATCTCGCCATCCGCCTCGCCGTGATCGACGGCGGCAAGGTGAAGGCGGAGCTGCGCGACGTTGGTGACAGCGGTGCCCGTGCCCTGCAGCGGATCGAAGAGGCGGCGCGACCGGCCTCGCGCGCGCTGCAGGCGCTCGACAGTGTCTCCGCGGAGGTGCGCGGCGGCCTGGAGGCGATGAGCGGCCGGCTCGGCGCGGTGGGTTCCGGGCTCGCCCGGCTGGGACCCCTTGGCCTTGCCGCCGGGGCCGCACTCGCCGGCCTCGGCATCGTGGTGAGCAGAAGCATCGAGGAAGCGGCGAAGGCCGATCAGTCGTACCGACGGCTGGAGGCGGTGCTGAAGGCAACGGGACAGGCGTCCGGGCTGACCGCCGACGAGATCGCCTCGTTCGCCGACGGCATCGAGCGCTCGACGCTGGCAACGGCGGAAGGCGTGGAGGATGCCGCGTCTGTGCTCGCCACCTTCGGCTCGGTCTCCGGCGAGACGTTCACCCGGGCACTCAGCCTGGCGCAGGACATGTCCGCCGTGTTCGGAGGCGATCTCGCGGGTGCGGCTACGCAGCTGGGCAAGGCGCTGGAGGATCCGATCGACGGCTTGACCGCGCTGCGCCGGGTCGGCGTCTCCTTCTCGGACTCGCAGAAGGAACTGATCAAGACGCTGGTCGAGACCGGCCAGACGGCGGAAGCGCAGCGGGTGATCCTCGATGCGCTCGAACAGCAGGTGGGTGGTGCCGGTGCCGCCGAGGCCGGCGGCCTCACCGGCGCTACCAACCGGCTGCAGGACGCCTGGGGCAACCTGCTGGAGGCGATCGGCCGCACGCCGGCGGTCACGTCCATCGCGCAAGGCGCGCTCGACCTGCTCTCCGGCGCGATCGAGGGGATGACGTCCGCCATCGAGGACGACCCGATCGGCGAGCGCATCGCCGCGGCAACGGCAGAGGTGACGAGGGCGCGCGACGAACTCGCTCGATTGGAAGCAGGCGGACCGGGCACGCCGATGCTGGGCCAGCGCTTCGCCATCGACGAGCAGCGCCAGCGCGTCGCGGCGCTGGAGCAGGAATTGGTGACGCTCACCCGCATCGGCGAGGCGGAAGCTGAATCGGCCCGGCAGGAACGGGCGCGCGCCGAAGCCGGAAGGCTTGCTGCCGAGGCCGAGCGACGCGCCGATGCTCTCGTTTCCCAGCGCAGCCAGCTGGACAAGGCGCTGGAGCAGCTGGCAACCGGCCCCGCCGAGCGCATCGCCCAGATCAACCGCGAGCTGGCCGAGGCGAAGAAACGCCTGGAGGCGCTGAGGGCGCCTGACGGCGGCAATGGCGGAGACATCGACGCAGCGATCGGTGAGGCTGAAGAGATCGCCCGGCGGAAGATCGCGGCGATCAACCAGCCGCTGGAAGAAGCGGCCGCGCGCGCCCGCGAGACCCTCGAGCGGCAATCGGCCGCCGAACAGGCGGCAGCGGAGCGCGTCTACCTGGCCAACGAGAAGGTGGTCGATGATCTGGCGAAGCAGCTGGCGCTGTTCGGTGATGAGCGCCGGCAGTTCGTCGACCAGGCGCTGTCTCGTCTCTCGGAAAGTGCCAGCGACGAGCAGTGGGTGCAGGTCGAGCGGCTGGCGGGCGCCCTCTACGACGAGAAGCAGGCGCGCGAACAGCTGGCCGAAAGCCTGCGCGCCAAACAGCAGCTGCGCCAGCAGGGCGCACGGCTGACCGGGCAGATGCGCACGCCGGCGGAGGAGCTGGCGGCGACGTTGCAGCAGCTGGATGCGCTGATGCAGAGGGGAGCCATCGACGCCGAGACGCACGGCCGCGCCATCACCGAGGCGTACCGCGAGGCGGAACGGGCGGCCGACCGGATGCTCGCCAGCAGCCGCGACTGGCAGGACGGCGTGACGCGGGCGCTGGGCGACTATGCCGACCAGGCGATGGATGCGGCAAGCGCTGCCGAGCAGATGACGACCCAGGCGTTCCGCGGGATGGAAGACGCGCTGGTCGGCTTCGTGACCACCGGCAAGCTCGACTTTGCCTCGCTCGTGGACGCGATGATTGCCGATCTGACGCGGCTGACGGTCCGCATGGCAGTTCTCGGCCCGCTGGCGCAGGCGCTGAGCGGCGGGCTCGGTGGCCTGGTCTCCGGTTTGTTCGGTTCGTCGGCACCGACTGCAGGCAGCGGCGAGGCCGGTGCGGCGCCGGGGCCCGGTACCGGCGGGCTCTATGCCGACGGTGGCGTGTTCGCTCACGGCATCGTCATCCCCTTCGCCCAGGGCGGGGTGGTGGATCGGCCGACACTGTTCCCGATGGCGCACGGCATGGGCCTGATGGGCGAGGCCGGGCCGGAAGCGGTGCTGCCACTGAAGCGGCTCTCTTCCGGAAGGCTTGGCGTCGAAGCGGCGGGCGGCCCGCAGGTCACCGTCAACGTCATCAACAACGCCGGCGCGAAGGTGACCACCGAGGAGCAGCGGGATCCCAGCGGCAACCTGAGCCTGAACGTCATCATCGATGCGGTCGAGGTGGCGATGGCGCAGCGGGCAACGCGGTCCGGCAGCACGCTCAACCGCGCGCTCGCCGCCGCCGCCAATCCGATCCGTGCCAGATGACAGGAGCCAGGAAGGAGCTTGCCGCCAATGTTCGAGCGCCCATACCAGATATCCCTTCCTGGGTCCTGGTTCCTGATCTCTGGCTCCTGACATGCCCATTCCATCGTGGCCGGCGTCGCTGCCGCAGCGGCCACTCGCCGATGGCTTTTCCGAGACGCCGCCGAACCTGCTGGTGCGCAGCGCCACCGACATCGGGCCGGCGAAGGTGCGACGGCGGGCAACGGCCGGCGTGACCAAACTGAAGGCGGCGTTCCGGCTCAGCCCGGCGCAGCTGGCCACCTTTCGCACGTTCTTCGCTTCCGATCTGCAAGGGGGTGCCTTGTCGTTCTCGTGGACGCATCCGGTGACCGGTGCCGTCGGTGCATTCCGCATCGTCCCGCCACCGAGCATCGAGCCCATCGCCGCCGGCATCGCCTGGCGGGTCAGCCTGGATCTGGAGTTGCTGCCATGACGCTCAGTGACACCGCCACCCGCGAGCTCGCCGCGCAGGACTGTGCCACCCCCTGGCTGGTGCTGCTGGAGATCGGCCACCCGCAACTGCCGGCGCCGTTGCGGCTGACCTCCGATGGCGTCGCGACCCTCAGCAACGGTGCCAGCTACGAGCCGTTCCCGTTCGAGGTGACGCTGCCGGATGATGCCGAAGGCCGCGCGCCGCGGGCGCAGATCCGCATCGACAACACCAGCCAGGAGATCGTCGCCCTGCTGCGCGGGCTGACGACGCCGCCGGCACTGACCATCCGCATCGTTCGCAGCAGCGATCCCGACGTCGTCGAGCGCGAATGGTCCGGACTCGAATGGCGGGCCTCGAACCTCGACGTCGGCTTCGTCGCCGGCACGCTGAGCGTCGACGACCTCGCCGCCGAGGAGTTCCCCTACGTCACCTTCGACGGGCGGTTCCGGGCGCTGTGGCCATAGGCTCAAGCCGAAGTCCCTCGGCTGCGCCTCGGTGTACTTCGGCTTGGGGAAGCGGAGCGCGCGCCCATTGGGGCGGCCCTGCGGGCGCGCGCACGTCTTTCTTATTTCTATCCCTGGATTGACACCTGATGACCCAGCTTCCGTCCTGGATTGCCGGCTATATCGGCATCCCATTCCTTGATCTCGGCCGCGACCGGGCGGGGTGCGACTGCTGGGGGCTGGTGCGGCTGGTGCTGGCCGAGCAGGCCGGCGTTCAGTTGCCGTCGCTGGCGACCTGCTACGGCAGCGAGGCGAATGCCGCCGGCGTTGGCGATACGGTCGAGGCGGAACGCCGCTCCGGTGCCTGGGATCGGATCGATGCCGGCGACGAGCAGCCGTTCGATGTCGTCGAGATGTCGGGGGCGGCGCGGGTTCCCGGCGCCGGCTGGGTGTTCGGTCCGCTGCACGTCGGCGTCGTCGTGGCAGCCGGCTGGTTGCTGCACGTCGAGCGCAACACCGCCGCCGTGCTCGCCCGCTACCGGGAGGACCAGGCCATCCGCCGGCGGGTCCTCGGATTCTGGCGGTATCAGGAGACAGGGGACAGGAAACAGGAGACAGGATGGTGAGCAACCACAGCGTCTTTCCCGTATCCTGCCATCTGTCTCCTGACACCTGTTCCCTGATTCCTGTTTCCTGTTGCCCCCACCCGTTCGAGCAGCGGCGTGTCGACTGCTCGGTGCCGGCGGGACTGACGATCGCCGAGATCGTCGAGCTGATCCAGCCCGACCCGGTGCTGCGGACGCACGGCGTCGCCTTTCTCGGCGAGCAGGCAGTCCAGCGGCAGAATTGGCATCGGGTGCGGCCGAAGCCGGGGGCGTATCTGTCGATCCGGCTGCTGCCGGCGGGCGGTGGCGGCTGGCGGATCGCGGCGATGGTCGGCATCGCGATCCTTGCCGTGGTCACTACGGCGCTCACCTACGGCGCGCTGGCGCCGGTGTGGGGAACCACCGCAGCGGCAATTGCCGGCGGCCTTGCCGGTGCCGCGGTGACCCTCGGCGGCACGCTGCTGGTCAACACCTTCCTGCCGCCGCCGGTGCCGGAGCTGTCGAAGGACAAGGGCACGGAATCCCAGACCTACCAGATCCTCGGCGCCCGCAACCGCATCGACATCTGGGGCAAGGTGCCGTTCCTCTGCGGCCGCTTCCGCCTGACGCCGCCCTATGCCGCCGCACCCTATCGCGAGGTGGTGGGCTCCAACACCTACTGGCGGGCGATCTTCGCCGTCAGCCACGGGCCGGTGCACGTCGAGTCCATGCGCATCGGCGCAACGCCGATCGGCAACTACGCCGAGGTCGAATGGCAGTTGCGGCGCGGCTATTGGTCGATGCCGGACAAGGGCGGCTGGAATCCGGCTTCGGGCGTGTTTCCGGCGAACCCGAGCTTCGGCGACACCTGGACGGCCGTTTCGTCCGGCACCGTCAACGGACTTGCGGTCGTCGCCGGCCAGACCATCACCTTCAACCGGCTCGCCGACCCTACCAGTGCAGCGGCCTGGGATCTCGACCAGGGCCAGCCGTTCTCGCTGTATCCGTCTGATGTCTACGAGGACCCGCTGTCGGTGGCGCTGACCCATGCCGCCGGCGGCCAGGTACGGACGACGGCGCCGGGGGCCGACGAGATCGCGATCGAGGTTGCCTTCGAGCGGCTGGTGCATATCCAGAACCAGCCGGCCGGCAAGAAGTCGGACCAGTCGGTCACCTTCCGGATCGAGCAGTCGCCGGCCGGCGCGAACCACTGGAGCACGGTGCTGGTTCGCACGATCACCGGCCGGCAGCAGACGCCGCTCTACTGGGGTCACCGCTGGCGGCCGGCCGAATATGGCCCTGTGGACGCCAACAAGAGCTACGACGTGCGCATTACCCGGCTCAGCGGTGATACCGACGAGGAGCGCAACTTCTCCAAATGCTTCTGGACGGCGCTGCGGACGATCACCTCGGGCGATCCGGTGCCGGTGCCGGGCGTCACCCTGATCGCCGTGCGCATCCGCGCCACCGGCCAGCTGCAGGGAACGATCGACGCGTTCAACGTCACCGCGCGGACCATCGCCCGCGACTGGGACGACAGCACCAGCAGCTGGGTGTGGCGGCCGACGTCGTCACCGGCGGCGCTGTTCCGCCACATCCTGCAGCACCCCAGCCGCCGCAAGCCCGCCACCGACGCGCAGATCGACCTGGAGCGGCTGGCCTGGTGGGACGGCGTAACCCGGCCGGCCGGGCGCACCTTCAACGGCGTCTTCGACGCCAAGACCTCGCTGTACGACGCACTCACTCGCGTCGCCCGTCTCGGCCGGGCGATGGTGTCTTTACGCGACCTGAAGTTCTCGGTGGTCATCGACGAGCCCCGAACCGTGCCGGTGCGGATGTTCACGCCGCGCAACAGCTGGACTTATGAGGGCGAAATGACGCACGAGCCGGTGCCGCACGGCTACCGCATCGCCTTCGTCAACGAGCAGGCCGACTGGAAGACTGAGGAGGTCGTGGTCTACGACGACGGCTACTCGGCCGGCAACGCCACACTGATCGACCGGGTCGAGATCGTCGGCCTCACCAGCCGCGACCAGGCGTGGAAGGAAGGCCGCTACCATCTGGCGCAGCAGCGGCTGCGCCGTGAGATTCACCGCATCAGCTGCGACTTCGAGCAGCTCGCCTGCGAGCGCGGCGACCTCGTCGCCCTGCAGCACGACGTCATTTCGGTGGGCCTCGCCTCGGCCCGCATCGCTTCGGTCAGCGAGGATGCCGCGAGCACCGTCACCGACGTCACCCTCGATGCGCCGGTGACGATGGTGACGGGCAAAAGCTACGGCCTGCGGGTGCGCCGGGTGATCGCCGGGGCGATGCGCACCGATCTCTACACGCTGCGGACGATCGCGGGGTTCTCGCCGCGGCTGTTCTTCACCAACCCGCCGGCACTGATCGAGGCGCCTGTCGCGGGCGATCTCTGCGCCTTCGGCGAGTTCGGCCGCGAGACCCTGCGGGTGCTGGTGCGCGACATCGAGCCGGGCGAGAACTTATCGGCGAAGCTGACGCTGATCGCCGAGGCGCCCGGTGTGCATCTCGCCGAGCAGGGACCGATCCCGGCTTACGATCCGGTGGTGACGCCGCCGCCCTCGCTGCCGGCGCCGGTGGTGCTCGACATCCGCTCCGACGAACGGGTGATGCTGGTCACGCCGTCGCGCACGCTGATCGAACGCGTGGTCTTCCAGCTGCAGCCGATCACGATCGAAGGGGCAACGATCCACGTGCTCTACCGGCTCTCCGGCACGCACGGCGCCTGGCAGGGCGCGAGCGTGCAGGAGGAGACGGCGACCGGCGTCGTCATCACCGGCCCGCAGTCCGGCGAGACCTGTGACTTCCGCCTGCAGTACACGCACCCGAACTTCCTCGCCTCGCCGGCGACGCAGGTCAACAGCCACTACGTCACCGGCCGAAGCTCGCCGCCCGCCGACCTGCAGAACCTGACGCTGGCCGCGGTTGGCGGGAGTGCCCTGCTGCGCTGGGACCTGCCCGCCGACCTAGACGTGCAGTTCGGCGGCTGGATCAGCTTCCGGCACTCGCCGGAGATGGGTGCGATGCTGTGGCCCAACTCGACGTCGCTGGCCCGCGCCGTCACCGGCGATCAGACCCACGTCTTCCTGCCGCTGAAGCCCGGCACCTACTTCGCCAGGGTCTACGACGCCGACGGCCGGCCGTCCGAGGGCGTCGCCTTCGTCTCGACCAGGCAGGCGAGCCTGCTGGCGTTCTCGCCGGTGGATAGCGTCGAGGAGGACCCAGCGTTCGCCGGCACCAAGACCAGGTGCACCGTCGTCGATGACGGGCTGATGCTGGATGCCGAGGACTTCGACGCGGTGCCCGATGTCGATGCGCTGACCAACTGGGACGACACCGGCGGCGTCGCCAGCAGCGGCCTCTATCAGTTCGCCGCCGGCATCGATGCCGGGTCGGTGCGCCGGCTGCGGCTGACCAGCCGGCTGAAGCTCGACGCGGTCAACCAGTTCGAGTTCTGGGATGCCAGGATCGGCGCGATCGACGACTGGCCGGACGTCGACGGAACGCTCGGCGCCTCGGTCGACGCCAGCATCTGGGGCCGGCTGACCGACGACGATCCGGCCGGCAATCCAAGCTGGGGCGCTCTCACGCGCATCGACTCCGCCGAGATCGATGCCCGCGCCATCGGCCAGATCGAGTGCCGGATGCGCTCCGACGACCGCCTGTTCAACCTGTGGATCACCCAGCTCCGCGTCGCCGCGGACGAGGTCATGTGATCTCGCAACGAAGTCCCTCGGCTTCGCCTCGGTGTACTTCGTTGCGGTGGAATTGAGCTCGCAGGCTTGGGCGGTTCTACGGCCGCTTCGCAAGTACTTCATTTTTTAGCCTGGTCTGACGTGCCGCCCCAGGCCGTCCGCTGGACTCGGTCAAAGTACACCGAGCGCCAGCGAGGGACTTTGACCGAAGGTCTATCCATGCCTGATATTGCGAAGGTTGATGCCGACGGCACGCTGATCGCCGTCGAGACCGTTTCCGCCGACCAGCACCGGACCGACCCGCAGGCCGGCACCGTCGCCCTGCCGGACGGCCACGACATGCGCCAGCGCCTGAAGGGCTACCGCTGGGACTTCCGTCGCCACTGCTTCCTGCCGCTCACCACCGAGCCACTCGAGGTCGCCGAGCGCGACACGCCCGATCTGGTCGAAGCCCTGGTGCAGGCGATCGAACACCTCGAACAGGCGCTGAACATCCCACTGCCGAAGCGCAGCAAGCAGGCCCTGCGCGCCTACCGCCGCCTCGTTCCGAGGCGGCAGGAGCCGGAAGACAAAGGAGGGATGTCAGATGTCAGCACCTGAAAGGCCCGAGTGCGGTGCGCCGCCCTGGCGAGGATGTCGCCATTGGGCCTGCCCTCTTCCGACATCTGTTTTCTGACATCTGGCATCTGATGACCCAAGCTCCTGATCTCGGCGCGATCCCCAACCAGCTCGCGGCGCTCTACCGCGCCCGCGTCAACGCCAACATCCAGGCGCTGGCGACCCAGCACTACGGCGCCACCGAGCCGCCGATGATCTACCCGAACCTGCTCTGGTTCGACAGCGGCACGGGTTCCGTCAAGCTGCGCGATCCGACCAACACCAACTGGTGGACGGTCGGCACCATCGGCCCGCCGATGAAGTGGACCAACGTCGATATCCCACAGACCGCGTTCACCACCGGCGACGTCAAGCAGACGTTCAAGACGATCGCCGATCCCGGCTGGGTGATGATGAACGACGGCTCGATCGGCGACGGCAGCTCGGGTGCCACCACCCGCGCCAATCCAGATACCGAGGCGCTGTTCAGCCTGCTGTGGGCCAACACCAGCGACGCCTGGTGCAAGGTGCTAGCCGCTGGTGGTTCGACACCAACTGGCCGCGGCGCCTCGGCGGTGGCCGACTGGGCGGCGCATCGCCACATCCTGCTGCCAAAGGTGCTGGGCCGGGTGCTGGCGGTCGCCGGCTGGGGCGCCGGGCTCTCCAACTTCGCCCTCGCAACCTGGCACGGTGCCGAGTTCGTCGGCCTCGGCCTCAACAACCTGCCGGCGCACACCCACAGCTTCGGCGTTCCCGCGCACACCCACTCCGTCCCCGGCCTGAGCGGCGGGGCCGCTGGCGGGTCCGGCGGCGACCGCACCTATCCGACCTGGGGCAGCGGCGTGCAGACCGGCGCCGGCGGCGGCTTCTCCGGCAACACCGGCTCGGCCGGCTCCGGCGAGCCGCACTTCAACATCCAGCCGACCTGCTACCTCAACGTGATGATCAAATTGTAAGTTTCGGCGGAAGTCCCTCGCTTCGCTCGGTGTACTTCCGCCGAGTTCGAAGGACAGCGCGCCCTTGGGGCGGCCCTCGCTCGCGCTGCGGTTCTTTTTTCTTTCTGACATCTGATTTCTGGCATCTGAACATGACCCAGTCTGCAACCTTTGGGGCGGTGCCGACGGGGCTCGGCGCGCAGGTCCGCCAGGACTTCAACCTCGCCGACCAGGCGGCGGCGACCGAGCACGAGGGGTCGCTCCAGCCGCCGGTCACCTATCCGTTCATGCGCTGGCGCAACGATGCCGGCAGGCTGCTGCGGCGCCGCAACGCCGGCAATTCCGGCTGGGAGATCATCGAGAACTACGGCGCCGTCACCGACCCGACGGTGAACGACGATGCCGCCGACGGCTATGTCCGCGGGGCGATGTGGATCAACGTCGCCGCCGGCCGGCTGTTCTTCTGCACCAATGCGACGGCAGGCGCCGCCGCCTGGGTGCAGGCCGGCGGCGCCGGCGGTGGCGTTGCTTCCGTCTTCGGCCGCACCGGCGCGGTCGCAGCAAAGGCCGGCGACTACACCGCCGACCAGATCAACGACGGCGGCGGCAAGGTGATGATGACCGCCGCCGAGCGCAGCACGCTGGCGAGAGTCAGCTTCCCGAGCAAGGTGATCCCGCTCATCGGCACCGGCTCCAGCGCCGACAACACCGCGATCCGGGCGGCGATCGCCGCGATCAAGGCATCCGGCCAGCCGGGCGAGCTGCTGATGTCGGGCGACTTCAAGATCGGCCATGAAGCAGACCTGAGCGGCATCGATCCCGACAGCTGTCCCGACCTCAAGCTGACGGGGCGCGGTTCCTGCCGCTGGTACAAGGGTGTGGCCGCGACGACGGCGGGCTTGACCGGCGGCGAGGATCCGGTTGACGGTACCGCCTACCGGCTGCTGGCGCGGGATGTCGACGACGGTCCCGGCAAGAGTCTGGTCATCCGCAACATCCTCTTCGAGGGCGACCTCCAGGCGACGATGAAGCAGCTGGGTGATGCCAGCCGGCTGATCGCCCTCGATTACTACGACCGGGTGGAGCTCATCGACGTCGAGGGCCGCTGGGCCTCGCAGATGGCGTTCACCTTCGGCTCCTGCAACCAGGTGCGGGCGAGCCGCATCCATCTCAACCGCATCGCCGGCGACGGCCTGAATGCGTCCAACTGCGCCGACGTCGCGGTCAGCGATTCCGACTTCGAATGGACCATCGACGACTGCTGTGCCGCCAACCTCTCGGCGGGGGTTGCCGGCGATCCCGGCCAGCAGCGCGCGTTTCGTTTCATCGGCAATCGCGTCTACAGCTGTCAGGGCGTCAAGGTGCTGGGCGGCAGGCACATCACCATCCTCGGCAACAGCTTCCGCGCGCCGCTCAATTATGCGCTGTTCCTCGGTGACGATCCCGGCTACGGCGAAGGCGCGCGGCCCATCGAGGACGTGCTGGTCACCGCCAATACCGTCACCGACCTGGTCACCGCCGGCCAGTACGGCAACGACAGCGTCGTCGATACCGCGATCATCGTCAGCCAGTTCAGCGCCATCCCGCACAACGTCGTCATCCGCGGCAACATCCTGGCGCAGCGGACGGCGACCACCGGCCTGACCTGGTCGAGCTTGAAGCTGCGCGGCATCGCGGGCGAGAACCGGCAATGGCGGCGGGACGGTCCCACCGGCAGCCTGCTGTGGTACGACCCGGTGCTGACCGGGGAGGTCTTCGTCGGCCAGGGCAAGGCGGTCCGCATCGAGGCGCCGAACGGCCTCGACCGGCTGGCTTACGACGTCGACGACAACCGCATCGCGGGCCTCTCCGACGATGCTTTCATGCGCTCGCAGCCGGCATGGGAGGGCGATCAGCTGTGGACGGTGCCGGCCGTGGCCGGCGCGTTTCCGGCCGGTGCCGCGGCGCGTCTCACCGGCCTCGACCTGCGCGGCTACCAGGACATGTGCCTCGTCGTCACCGTCGGATCACCGGGCGGGCCGGCGGGCGCGCAGCTGCTATGGTTCTGCTCGCTCGACAGCGGTGCGACGTGGGCACCGACACTGGCGACCGTCACCCTCGCAGATGGCAACCAGACGCTCCGGGGTCCCTGGCAGCCGATCCCGCCGGCGCTGCGGCAGACGATCGATGCGCAGCTGGCGCTGTTCGGCCAGGGCGGCAACGGCGCGGCGCAGGTGCGCATCCTCGGGTTTGCCCTCGATGCCCGCGGCATCGACCCGGCCTCGGTGGCGCGGCTGCTGCCCGCGCAGATCACCCCCGCCGAGATCGCCGATCCGGTCGCAACCGGGCTGCGCAGCTTCTCACCCGCCGATGTCGCGGCGATCGCTGCCGGCAGCCCCGGAGACTCGTCGCCGGCATTCACCACGATCGCGGTTGCCGGGCAGCCGAACGTCGTCGCCGACGCTGCTGCGGACACGCTGACCCTGGCGGGGGCGAACGGCATTGCCGTCACCACCGATCCCGCCACCGCCAAGGTGGCGTTCGCGTCCGTCTACGGCTCAGGGGCCAACACCATCTGCCAAGGCAACGACGCCCGGCTCGCCGACGCGCGCGCACCGACCGCGCATGCCGGCAGCCACAGGGCCGGCGGCGGCGATGCGATCCGGCTCGACGAGCTGGCGCCGCCGACCGACGTCGCCACCCTCAACGCGTCGGCCTCGGCGCACGGGCTGCTGCCGAAGCTCGACAGCAGCGCCGCGCACTTCCTCAATGGCACCGGCGCCTGGTCGCCGGCTCCTTACGACATTCTCTGCGGCATCGTCGGCCTGCCGGCGAGCGGCGAGATCGTGCTGCTGTTCGTCGCCCCGCGGCCGTTCCGCATTCCAGCCAACGCAACAGGCTCGCGCCTCAAGGCCGGCACCGCCGCCACGAGCACGGCGATGTTCTCCATCCAGAAGAACGGCAGCGAGGTTCTCACCGCCACCGTCGCCGCATCAAGCACCACCGCCACCTTCGCCGGCAGCCAGACCGACGTCGCCGTGGGCGATGTGCTGCGCATCGTCGCCCCGGCCACCGCCGATGCCACGCTCGCCGACATCGCCATCACCCTGGTCGCAACCCTGCTCTGA